GGTAGTATGGAATTATTACCTCTTCATAAAAAATCTATTTGTTCTAGTGCGTCGCAGTATAGTAATATTTATAATTCTTAATACTTACATTTCTTATAACGATAGATTTTAAATATAATTTATTGTTTAATGGAAATATTTTTAGTATTTTAAATATATTACAATATATTTTTATTTAAAATGACATTTTATCGTAATAAATTACCAGACATTTACAGTAAAAATAAGAAATTCAGTAACTTTGCTATTTACGTAAATCAATTTTTTAATAATTTGGTAAAAAATAATAACAAAGCACATTTGCTTGTTTTTAATGCTAATCGTTTTAATTCGTTTCAAGCTAATAGCTTTGAAGAATTAAAAATAATATATAAAAAAAATCCTTTAACATTAAACAATAATGATGTTGACAAAGAAATGCTCCAAGAAGTAAAAAATTTTTACAAAATTTTTAATATACAAGAATGTTTTGTAGATTTACTTTCTGATTCAACTTCTATATCTAAAGCCTTGGTTTTTTTTATGAATTGTGCGTATAGAGATTACATTGAACAAGATAAAGAAAGCAGATTGTATTATTTTGTGTTTTTAAAAGATAATGGCCATAATGACGATAAAATTGTGTTTGGTTCTTGTAACCATTCTTGTGATTTTATGAATACGTTGTAATTTAATAATAATATGATTAGCAAAAGTTGTCATAATTATACAAATTGCACAGGTTGTCATAATTGTATTGATTGCTTTAATTGCTCTAATTTAATAAACGCTAAAGGTTTAAGGAATGTTCATCTTAATATAGCAATAAAAACCTTGACTAATTGTTAATTTTATTCTAAAATACAAAAATAAAACAATATTATTTTGGAGATAATATGGAATTTAACATTACAAATACTACTATCAAATTTTTTAACAATACTTTAATATATTTAAACGAACAAAGTAGATCAACCCCTGAAGAAGAAAAAAGCGCAGGGCAAAAAGCATTAGATTTTGCATTGTTGTTAGGAGGGGCAGCAATAGGAATAGGAGCTTTAATAGGTTGTTGTTATTGTTGCAATAAAAGAGGTAACGATGGAAAAAGACCAATTGATTTAGTAAAAGAAATGGGTGAAATAGCAAATACATCAAAATTTGAATACGGAACATGGAAGCCAGGTACTGTTTCTCAAGAAACAAAAGATAGTTATTCTAGGTATACAAGATTTGATGTGTAAAGGTAATTTATGGGTGGCGCAAGTTCAAAAGTTAAAATTAAATCAGACAATAGTGAAATATTAGAAGCAATAAAAACAATTCAACAAAAATTAAAAGAAATGCGGCAAGAAAAGAAAAAATTGCTGCTTTTATATTACCTAAATGCACTTGGACTCCAAACAAAATAATTAATCTTGAACAATCAAATAATTTAAAAATACAATAATAAAAGTAATATATGGAAATAAACAATAATCAACAATTTGAAGAAGTTCATTTTTTTTGCAAAAATAAACTATGCAAACCAATGTTAGTTTTGACTGGATATTTTATAGGAGCAATGGCAATGGTTGCAGGAGTTGCATTAAAAATGGCTGACGTTCTTAATCACCAAAATGGTTTAATTGTTAGCGTTGCTGGATTATGTTTAATTTTTGTTTTAACTGTGGGAATTGCATTAAATTATTTGCACAACATTGATAAAAAATTAGACCAAAACAAAAATATATCAAACACTATATTGTATAATCAAACTAATAATTTAAATATGGGAATTTAATGAATAATGACGAAAAAAACAAGTATAATAAATTACAAGAGAAATATGACATATTGAAACGGAATTATAATAAATTACAAGAGAAATATGATAATATAAAATATGATGGTGAAAAAGATGACGAAAAAGATTTTTATTTTAAAATAAAAAAAATGACTGACGCTCTTGAATTATTCGATAATGTTTTACAAAAAGTAACTGTAATGGATAAAAATAAAAAACGCTAAAAAGAAGAAAATACTAAAGATATCGCATGATAAATGAAAAAATAAAAAAGTTTTTTTTTGTTTCAACAAAAGTTGGAATAACAATATTTATTTTATATTTAACTGATTTTCGTTTTTTGCTTATGATGGAATCAGAAATAAATCTTTTTATAAAAGATTTTATTTTGGTTTTTATATTGTTTTGGGTTTGGGGAAATAATAAAAATAAAAAACGCTAAGAAGAAGAAAATATTAAAAAAAATATTTTAAATTTTCACATTATGGAATGCAATCAATATATATCAAGGTGCATTGCTGGGTTACCCCAAAAAAAATCTATTGAAATGTAAAACAAACGTTATATGTTATAATCAAAACCATATTATTAATTGTATTCTTTATGGCTAAAAACAATAATAAAGCAGAAACAGAAAAATCTTTAGAAAATATTCACAGTAAATTACATGATTCACTTACTATTCAAGAAAATGATACTATTGTTACCAGACAGGTAAAACAAAATATACTTCAAAGAGTTGGAGAAGAAAATGCAAAATTAATTGCTTTTGTAGATATTCTAGATAATAAAATTACAATTTTATTATCCGAAAATAATGATGAAGAAAAAAATCAACAGATTGAAGATTTATTTTATGATCAAACAACAAATCCACATTCGAGAAGAATTTTTGAAAATAAAATGGTTGAAGTATTAATTCTTCCAGATCCAAACATTAGAAGATACATAGATTATGCTTTAAATAAAAGAACTAAGAATTGAATGTTAATTACTATTTGTTATAATTTAATTGCAACAAGCTAATAGCAAATTGCCACGCACAGTATTCTCAAGTCCATATTTTGAGTTAAATAAAAAGATCTTCAATTAATTAAAAAACGTTACAATTTAGTTAAAAGAAGATTGCATTTAAATGAATTAAAATGTTGCTTTTAATTTAAACCAATTAAAGTGTTTACTAATAACAAAATATGAGTTACAATATTTATTAATATAGGAAAATAATATGACAGAAACAAAACTAAATTTTAAATTATCAATTGAAGAAAGTGACAAGTATTACGCTTCTTTTTGTGAAGAAATAACATCTGCTGTAACAAAATTTGCAGAATTAGGATGTCAAGTTCAAAATTTTAAATGCGAAGGTGAAAACCATGAATTTGGTGTTATTCAACAAAATTTAATATCACATATTGAAAAATTTATAACATTTTACAGTGAAGCAGTTCTTTTATTAGAATGCCTAGTAAATAATAAAGAAAATTTTGACAACAAAATTTTGTTTGGAAAATTAATCGAAATAATGAGTAACGGAGGAGAAATATTAGTTCATCCTATGGCATCTTTTCAAGGAGTAGAAAAATCAATCAGAGAAACATTTTTTAATAGATTTAATTTAAACAAATCTATTTTAGGATCATGCTTTAGCGTAAACACAATCGAAGAGAAATAAAATGCAAGAATTCATTAACGAAACACAACTTTTTGACTTTTTATTAGAACAATTTAAAATAAGAAATTGGAGTGGTTATCGTTTAAAAGAATTCGCTAAATTATTTTTTAAAACAAACTTTACTCTTTCGGCTTTCATTCAATATTTAATGGAAAAGCCAAAAAAATCTGCTTCTTATTTTAGAGGAATGATAGATTCTTTTAAAAAAATTAGTTTTTTACTTTATGAAATAACAATTTCTAAATACCAATTAAACCTTTCAACTTTTCAAACACGAGTTAATCAAAAAAAAATTACAAAACCAGTTTTAACTGAAGAAGAAAGAAAAAACTTTTTAGATTTTTGTTTAAAGTATATTGATAAAAATTTATGTTTTATGGTTGGGTATTTATTTGTTGGTTTAAATTTCTTTGGAAAACGAGTAAATGAACTTCTTAATTTAAAAGTTAAAAATTTCTTTTACTTTGATAAACATTTTCAGTTACATCAAAAAAACATTACTCATTTTTCTTTTGAAACTTCAAAAGGAAATTTACCAGTAGAATACCCAATAAGTTTAATTCAAAAAGAACTTCAACAATTAAAGAAATTTATTTTGATTCAAGAATTTCAAGAAGATGATTACATTTTTGTAGATTTTAAAATTTTTAATAAAAGAAAAAATGGCAAATCTCGTTTTAATTTTAATGACAGCACTCAAAGAAGATATTTTGGAAATATTTTTATACAAACTATAAAAAATTGTAACTTATATTTTGATTCCAAAATCATTACTAAGATATTTTACACAACTCATTCAATACGACGAGGAAGAATAAATAATTTATTAGAAAATGGTTTTGATGCTTTTGCTGTACAAAATTGGATAGGACATAAAAGTGTAAATTCAACTCTTTTGTATGAGCAAGAAAAAGCAAAAAACATTAGAATACATAATGTAAATAACTACTGTATTGAAAATAATTTTGTATAAAGTACAATAATAGATGTTATTTGTTGCATGCAAATAACGTTTCAGTTTAATAAATTATAATTACATAAAAGTTTTATTTCCATAAATTTTTTTTCTTTTATGTAATGATTTGTTTATTCAAATTATTAATTAACATTGCTAAAGCTTCAGTTGAAAAGTTACCTAACATTTTCTTTACTTGAGAATTGTATATTCCAATAAATGTATGTGCTAATGCATAAGTTATAACATCAGCAATATCGTCTTTTTGTTCTTTATCAGTTCTTGTAATATTCTTCATGTGATTTAATATATATTCTGTTTCTGAATATTTATTTACATGATATCTGTTATCACATATTTGTAATCTTCCATGCTCAACAAAACCACTTACATCAATAAATCTTTTCTTTTTTTTTTCACCAGTTCCTCTTCCTATGGGTTGGATAGTAAAATTCTCATCTCTATATTTTTGTCCTCTTTCGCACAATTGAATCATTTGTTGATATAAAGCAATACCACTTACTTGAGCTTCAATAAATATTTTATTTGGTTTTATTTCTGCGTTCTCTAATCTTTCATCTAAAAATTTTTCAAAATTAGCAAGTAAATTACCGGCATCTAATCTTGAGACAAATACTTCTCGAAGAACTAATTTTATAATTTTATTTTTGTTTTCAAAATACCCTCTTTTTTCCTTTGAATCAAATCTATAATATTCTTTGTAATTTTCTACAGCTGCTACATAAAAATGACCAAACACAGTAAAATCAGAAGTTGGACTATCAATCATAGATGTATCGCACACTATAAATGAATGAGTAATCAAATCATTATCTGGAGCTTGTTCTAAACGGGTAATACCTTTTATATCAAATAATACATCTTCACCCCTTATTGGCTCTTGTTCATATTGTGCATAAAAAATATTTGGGTTGTTGTCTCTAAGATTTTCTAATTGTTCTAAAGCTATTGTAGATTTACATAATGAATTATTTTTAACAATAGATTTTAAAATCAGATGTTCGTAAGGAACTGATAAAGTTGGTATAAAACTTCCAAACACATCGTCTTCATGTAATCTTTGAGCTATAAACATCATTGGAGCTTCAGCTTGATTTGCTCTTGATAACAAAGTGCTTCTTATCATTTCGTTTCTATCATTACGAATAACATGGCTATGTACTTCTTTTGATTTAATAAGATCATCTATAAACATTCCACCTCCGTCACCAAAACCAAAACCAGTAGTAGTTCCATCAGCTCCAGTAGCATAATGTTGACCACCAGCAATAGTTTGAAAGTATGTTGTACCATCACAATTTTTAGCTATTTCTAATTCTGGAAATATAGATCTATATTGAGGGGATTTTATTATAATTTTTAATTTCTTTGATGGCTCTGAAGCTAAAATTTCCGAATAGGTTATATACATAAACTTTGCTTTCATTCTTCGTCCTAAACACCACGCTTCATACAATACAGTCATTTCAGTTTTTCCAAATCGAGGTGGTATATTAATAAAATGAAATTTTGCTGTAGTATGATAAAATTTCATAAAAGCATTCATCAACATTCTACCAAATTCATTTTCACCAAAACCTTTTAAAGGTTTTCTAAATAAAGTTCGGTAAATATATCTAATAAAAAATTCAAAATTATTTTGTATAAGTTTTCTTCTTTCTGATGGCAAATATAATTCACCAGTTTTTTTATTATTTTCTGGTAGCCAAAGATTCATAACTCTTTATCTTTAAATATTTTTTCTTCTTTATAATCTCTTTCATCTGGAACAATATCTTCCATATTTATTATAAAAGCTTCTTTTGGCAAAACATCTGAATCGTCCGTGTAATCATTTGCTGCTGCATTTATATTTTCTTCTAATATTTCAAAAGAATTGATTGGCTTATCTTTTAATGACATCAATACAGCTAAATCTCTGTAAGCAAATCTTAAATTACTTTCATCATTTTCATCTAAAAGCTTTACTATGTTTTTATGAAGATATTTTGTAACATTTGCAACATTTTTATATTTTGTATTGCATATTATGTTATCAATAATAGATTTATCAATTAAATCTAAAACTTCATATCCTTCTGCAATTGATTTAAATTTTGTTATGCCATGATTTCTTCCATCAGCTTCTTCTTGTATTGTATTTATTGCGTAAACGTTAAAATCTTTTCTAGATTTTTTTAATAATTCCAAAATGTTTTCATAATTTGTTTTATCATTATCTTTGGATGTTTTTTTGTCAGAATTCATTTTTATTTAATATATATTTTTGCTAAAAAAACAGTTCCTTCTGGATATTTAAAATTTTTATCAAATTCTTCTATTACAATGTTTCCATTGTTATCTTGATATCTTACGTACATATTATTGCATATATATAAATCTGTTTGGTATTGTAGAAATTTTTAAAGCAATTTTTTTATTAGATATAAAAATCCAATGCATAGAATCAATTTCTGTTTTAATTGATTCAGCATTTTTAAACTCTTCAACAAAATTCTTTAATATTTCGTTAAATAATTTAAAAAATTCCATTTGATTTTCTGCATGCGCTTCATACATAGATTCTAAAATATAAAGACATAACTTTGTCCAACAATATTTTAATTGATCATCAAAATCTCTACTAAAATAATTTGTTTCAGCAACTTGTTTAATTTCAGCTTTACCGTCAGGCAAAATCATTTCTAATGAAACACATTTGTCTCTATACTCTTCAATAAAACCATCTAAAGTTTCGTCAAACATTAAAAGAAATTCAGACACAAATTTTATTTCTTCTTGTCCATCATCTTTTTTCTTTTTAAATGTACCGTAATATTCAAAAGTTGAACATAAATCCTCAATTTCTCTAATTTTTAATTTCTTAGTAAATAATAAAAGCATTTTTGTTTTATCTTTTTTGTGTAAATCTGTATTTTTAATCCATTTTGGTAATGGAAAAATTTTCATCATTCTATCTAAAAAATATTCTTCTGCCATCATTTTTATACAAAGCTCAACTATTAGTTGCATTCTAACTAAAAAACTATATATTTCAATTATAAATTTCATTATTAATACAAATGACAGAACACAATGATGTATCACTAAGTGAATCTGAAATAGCTCTTTTACAGCGCGATGTTTTAACTCCAGCGTTAAAAGCAAATAAAGAAAAAGAAGATTTACAAGCAAAACTTGCTTTAGTTGAAAAAATACAAGCAGAAAAACAACAAACTGAACAAGAAATACAAAATAGAATTAAAAGCGCAGAAGAATTTATTGCTGATAAAACTGCTTCAGCACTTTTTCAAAAAATGTATGATTTAAATAAATACGATATGGCTGAATTAGTCAATGATTTAAAAGATGAATACACTGCAGACGAAATAACAACTTATCTTAATAACAAAATTGATCAAAACGATATCAAAGGTCATCATTCTTCTAAATACGGAAGTAATAGAGGAAAATTTCATAGAGATGTTGCTAAAGGAATCGATAAATTACGCCAAGAAAAACAACAAGCTAATACAGAAACAACTACGCAAGAAGAACAAAAAATAGAAAAAACTGGAATACGCTCAAATAAACAACCAGATCAAGTTAGTACATATTCTTCTTCTTCTTACGATGTTGACAATCCTGTTGAACGTTTTAACGAACAAAGACTTAAAACGCAGGAAATATTAAAAAAAATAAAACATTATTAATACATTGATTTGAAATTACAACTTTTAAGATAATTTAATTAATAATTAATTAACTTTATCTAATGAAAATTACATAAGGTTTTTTTTTTTAATCTATGAATTCAACATCTTTTTCTACATTCCCAACAGACGAAATTATTGCTTTAATGTATGAAGGTTCGAGTGAAATTACAACTGGAATTCCATTTCTAAGGATGCCTTCTTTTTACAACCCAAAATCTCTTGGTTTTTTAAATCAAGCTATTGAAGGCACATTAGGAGAAAGTTTTCTTGTTGAAACTGCTCATTATTATTCTTTCCAATCTATAAATAAATTTGATGCAAATGATTTTGGCTCAGTAAGTATTCAGCCAGCTATTGTTAAAAGCTTTACAGCAAAAAAAGCTGAAAGAAAATTTACTGAAGTTTTAAGAGTTGGCAGTATTGAAGAAAATTTATTCTTTGATGGTAATGGAAAATTTTTAGCATCTAAATTACGTGGAATTATTAGAGGCAGTGCTCAATCACTTTCTGCTTTAATTTATTCTTATATTTTAGAAAAATATTTTGCTTCTAATAAATTAATAGAAGCTTGTTACGACAGTACAAATAAAATTCTAGTTCCTCATGGAGCTCCTTATGCAACATACATTGCTGCAAACAATAATCTTCTTGCAGATGGTAGATTTAATTTATTATCGTTGAATACTGTGTTTTCTCAAATTAGACAAGTATTGGGCGAATCAACAATTAATGCAGAATATCCATATGTTTCTGTAATTAAAAGATCTCTTTTTAATTCTTTATTAATTGGACAATCGCTTACTTTTACAAATGAAATAGTTATGGAAGGCTACCGCAATAGCTTAAAAGACGTTGTAAAAATGATGGGAGGAGAAGTTTACAGTCTTTCTACAAGGGATGTTAACGGTAATGATTGGATATATTCAAATCCAAATAATGCCATTCCTTTAGTAAATAGCGCTACTGGAGTTCCTGTAACAGCTCCAGTATTCACTCTTCAAACTTTTACAACAGATGGCACAAATATGACCGCTGTTATTAAAAATGATTTATCAACATCTACAAGTGTTTTAGGAGTTGGTGCTACTTTTGGATTTGAAGACCAAAGTATTCAATACACATTAGCTGGTGATACAGCAACTACAGAAGGAAGACCATTAACATTGGTACTTGATAAACCTGATGGATATTTACCAGGCAATAAAGCTACTTGGCTTTATACTGCTACTGGTGCTGCTCCAAATGCAATTTTTACAGTTAAATTAGTTGGATCAATCAGACCGAGAGTTTCAGTAAATGGAGTATTACAAGGCGTTGGTAATGATCCAAATTGCAATATTACTGTAGATTTTACAGACATTACACTTGCAACTCCTACAGCTATTAATGCAAAACTTAAAGCATTCCTTGAAACAAAAAGATTAGTGCCTGTAATAGGAAAATATGAATATGTTTTATATTACCAAACTGAATCAAGCTATCAACTTTGTTATCATAACATTCCAGCTCCTCAAACTTTTGGCAGTACTCCTATGGGAAGCAATTTAACTAGTAACTTTTTAGAAGCTATGAATTTATCTCTTGATAAAAATGTAATGAGAGGAACGGAAGCTCCAGTAGGTTATCAAGTTTATCCTGATCCAGCTTACACGCAAAGTCTTTTAAGAATGATGGCAACGCATACTGCTGTATTTGACAACTACACACTAAGAACTGCTGCAATTGCATTTTATAAAAATTAATAGCTTTGTTATTTTGGTCTTTAAATGAATAACGGTACAATTAAAACTTTAGAAAAATGTAAAAAAAATATAGAGTCTTGGTACGATGTTGAAAGACCAAATATTCAAGTAAATATAGCTTCTCGAGCTCTTTACAAATACAGTGGTCAAATGAGACGTAAAGAGATTCGCTCTAATAAAGCTAGAGCACACGAATTTTCTCTTCAAAATACTGGAGGAATGGATTATCAAATTAATTATGGTTCATTTGGATTAAATGGTAATGGATTTTTAAATAATGCATTTTCCTCACAAGGAAGAACATTAGAAGATTTAATAGAACATTTTCACATTCCAGTGTATCAAAATTTTGTTGGAGCTTTACACAATAGTATTATGGGAGGTTTAACAAAATCTCAAATTAGTATTACAGTTGAAGCTCAAGATGATTTTTTCAATAAAGAATACGAAAATTTACAAATTGATTCTTTATTAGAAAGATTTTCTGGCTCAGGCCAAGAACAAATTGTTCAACAACAAGCAGAAAAAATAAAAAAAGGAGAAGATAATGCGGATAAATCTTTAAATATTTTTTGCAGTTTAATTGAAAATTCTATTAATAAATTTTTTGTAAACACATACAATAAAGATGCTCTTATGTCTTGTTTAGATAATCTGTTTACTATGGGTTATTCAGTATTAAAATTACATATAGTTGAAGATAAAATGGGCAACGACGAAATAGCTCTTGATCTTATTGAAAACCCAGAATATTGTTTTTTTTCTCCATTAGCTCAATTAAAAGATAAATCCGATGGTATGTTTGCTGGAATTATTAAAATTGTTGATAAGAAACAAATAGAAATTTGGTATAAAGACAAAATAAGTAGTTCAGGAATAAAACTCGATGTATTAAGTGATTTTAATGTTACATTGCCATTTAATATAAAAATTAATATGTCTAAAAATCATCTTGTAATTGTGGAATATTATGAAAAAATAATGGTTAAAAACAAACAAAGAATCAAAATGATAGTTGCTTGTGGAAATCTTATTTTTGAAGAAAGTATCGTAGATGAATATACGGATTTACCTTTAATTTATTTAAATTCTTCTTTTGGTAGCAAACACGAAACATCTTCTATTTTTGCTCAATGTTTTCCAATACAGAAATCATTTAATGAATTAAAATATAAAATCAACAAAATGATTCCTACTCTTTGCACAAGCAAACTTTTAGTACCTATAGGAAAATCTGTAGCGGAATTTGATGCTCTTTCTAATGGTTTATATTCTGAAGCACCAGCTATTGGTTATTCTATGGATGTTGGAGAAAACGCATCTTTTGCTCCAACTACTTTACCTGGAGTTGATCTTCCAGCTAATGCTTTAGGATTGCTATCACAATTTTTACAAGAATTAGAGTACATTACAGAAGGTTTAATGGCTGGGAACATAACAAAAGGTTCAGAAACTTCTGGCGTTGTCAGTGGGTCTTCTAGGCAGCAATACGCATTAAATAAAAACAATCTTTTTGCTGGAAGGTTAAATTGTTTTATAAATGGACTTCATAAAATTTGCGATGTATTTTGCAATATGTTTTACAAAGTTTATTCAAAATCAAAAAATATTACTTATAGAATGTTAAAAGAAATTGATGAAACTACTTATTTAAATATTTTAATGCATTCTGAAATTAATGTTGATATTGAAGCTAATACTTCAGCAATCAAAGAATTAAACAGACAAAGTATGATTGAACTTTTACAATTAAATCCTGATCCAATTTTATTTCAAATTATATTTTTGGAATTTTGTAAAAATCTTGAAATTCAAAATAAAGGTGAATTAATTAGTTTGATTCAAGAAGCTATGCAAATTATTGCTCAAAAATCTCAAAAACCTCAAGAAGATCCTAGAACTCAAATTGAAATGTTAAAAATACAAACAGAACAACAAGAAAATGATAAACAGCGTGAATTTGATGCTATTGAAAATCAAAAAAATCGTCTTGCTCGCCTTGAAGAAAAAGTTATTGATGGAGAATTCAAAGTTGCTGATGCTCAATTAAAACATCATGAAACTTTAACAACACAACAAAACACAATGGCTCATCAAATTACTTTACAAAGTTTGCAAGATGCTTTGCGAGTAACAAATAATAAAACTCCTGAAGTTATAGAATCTTCTGAAATAATGTATTAATTTAATTAAAAAAATATTCAATTTTTGAAGAAATTTAATTAATCGTTCTTTAACCAAAACAAGACATTATTTCTAAATAAAACATTTAAAAATAGTAATTTTAATAAGGCGTTGCATGATTAATAACCCATTTTCTTTTGATTCATTATATCGTTCTTTAATTTTAGAAAATTTAGAGGCAGTAAATTTTCAACCAAATGGCGTCATAAGTAAAAATATTATTTTTAATTGTTTACAAGGAGTTAATACAGATTCAATTAATATTATAGCTACATTTGGTGGGACACTTTATACTATTAATACAAATGTGCCAAATGCAAATCCTTCTACTTTAACAATTAATTTTATTGATGTTTCAGCTTTAAAAAATAACGAATTTGTTTTAACTTTTGAAGTAAAAACTTTGACTGATAGTGTTTTAACAATTGAATTACAAGTAAAAGGAGTAACTACAGACAGCGTTATTCTTCAAGGTTTAGCTAATAATGCTTTTGATATAGTGTTAAGCTCTACAAGTGTAAATGTAATTAATGCACCAGAATATAAAGCACCTAATGAAATAGTAACAAATTTCAATGGTCGCACAGGAAATGTTGTGTCAGCAAATAATGACTATTCAATGTCTCAAATTTCCGGTGTAGCAACAATTGCACAAGGTGGAACAGGTCAAACAACTCAACAAACTGCATTAAATACTCTTGCAGGAAATGTAACTTCCGGACAATATTTAAGAGGCAATGGAACTAATGTAATAATGTCTGCTATACAAGCTGCCGATGTTCCAACATTAAATCAAAATACAACTGGAAGTGCAGAAAGTTTTGCAGGAAATTTAATTGGAGATGTAAGCGGGACTCAAACAACTACATCAGTAAAAAAAATAAATGGTGTTACTTTATCAAGTTTATCAACTGGATTATTAAAAAATACAACTACCACAGGCCTTCCAACTATTGCAGTTGCAGGAACTGATTATGTCATTCCTTCTGGAAGTATTACTGGCACTGCTTCCAATATTACTGGTACAGCAGCAATTACGCAAGGTGGAACAGGTCAAACAACTCAACAAACTGCAATAAATGCTTTAGCAGGCAATGTAACTTCTGGACAATATTTACGAGGCAACGGAACTAATGTAATAATGTCTGCCATACAAGCTGCTGATGTTCCAACATTAAATCAAAATACAACTGGTCAATCTGGTACTGTTTCTACAATAAATGGTCTTTTAACTCAAGGTTCTAATGTTACATTAACTGGATCTGGAACTTTAGGATTTCCTTATAATATTTCTGGCGTAAATGCATGGCCAAATATTTACGATACAGCAACTAAAACTAACATAGCAGAAGAAATTATTGATATTTATCCTAATAATAATTATTTTCTTATTCGCAATATGTCATTAACTGATGTAGGATACAATCCAACTCCAAATTATCCTCCTAAAGAAACTGTTTATTATATTAATTTAACATTAAATGGTTTTAGTGAAAATAGTGAAAGTTTTGTAAGATTGATTGTTCAAAATCCTAATTTATGTAATTTTTATGTTATTCTTGTTACGGATCATAGTGGTGCAGGTCAATTAGTTACTGCAGAAGTCCCTGGAAATAGTGTTTTGATATTATCAGCTATAATAAATAATTTTAATGTAATAGAGCAAAATAGACAATTATTTACTCCTGGAGAAGGCAATGTTCCTTATTATGTTGGTTTAAATAGTTTTGCATCTAATATTAATAATTCTTATAGAGTAAGTGGAAAATACGTTGGTTATTGGAATAATTTATATCAAAATTACACCATGATAAACACTGATATTTCTAGCAATACAATATGTAATTTACTTTTTAATACAGTGTTTGAAAAAGATTATCATATTTTTGGAGGTAATAATTTATATTTAAATAGTGGAAATATTCTTTTAAAAGGTATTGGATATTTTAATGAAAATTCATCTTTTGTTGGTCAACAATTTTATTGTCAACCATTTTGGTATTTTGGAGCAAATGTTAAAAATTCAAATTATCCTAGCACTTATAACAAAACAAATCCTATTTTTGCAATTAATACCGCAATTGAAGATGTATTAGTAATTACTGTTGGATGTTTTGATTTTGATCAAAATTTTATAAATCAAGATTTTACACAAAATTATAATTATCAATTTTTTGATCAAGCATTAAAAAATAAAAATTTAACTAATGCAAATATTATTTCTATGGATATAACATTTATAGATAGCAGTGGTAATTATGGAAAAATTTCTGTGTTAAATAATGCTATTATTTCTTATCAAAAATATCCCGTGCAAACTGGTATAGGTGAAAATGCATATTCTTTTCAAGTTGTTGCTGGACAATATCAAGGTAGTAACCAAATGGTAGAATGGCCATTATACGGCACAGTTTCCGGCATTCAAAACTTTAATTCTTATAATTTTGATTACAATTTAACTGGATCAACTGGAAATCCATCAATTGCAGATTTTACTGTTCGTTCTACTAGCAATTGTTCTCCTATTATTGTTCCTTATAGTTTTGTATATGATACCGTTGCATTACAAAATGTTTCTTATAATGGTTTAACTTATAGCGGCTCTACTTTATTAAATTTATTAAATGCTTTGCCATATCCATATGTTCCTAATCCTGGTAATGAAATACAATTTCCTACTATAAAAAGAATTTATTCTTGGAATACAGATTTATCTTTAACTGTTGGTTTAACTGATATGATTTTTGGTAATAGAATGGATTTTACTATAGATACTCAATTATTTGATCCTTCAGATCCTTTATATTCAGTAACTTCTAAAGCCTTTATGAATCATCAAGGTATTTTAAATTATCCTATTGTTCAATTAACTGGATGGCCTACTGCCTTGGGTCCATATTTGTACGATATAAGTTATAAAAATAAATATGAACGTTATGATCTATTATAATATTGTATTTATTTTATAACAAAAATTATATGCCAAAATGGGCTAAAGAATTGGTAAATAAAATCCCAATAATGGAAATAAATATGTAATACAAAATAAAAATTGGGCTTTAACTTAATTTTAAGTGTTTATTTAATAAATGCATAATACCTATCTAATATTTTGCCTGTCAATAAATCATATTGTTCATCATCTAAATAATTAGAATATTCTATTACTCTATTATTTAGATCTGGATTTTTTAATAAAACATCAAAATTATTGATAATCATTTCGTATCTTTTTTTAATTTTTTTTAAATCATTTTTATTACTAAGCGGTCTATTATTTATAATAAAATCTAAAGGAGTATTACAAAATATAAGAATATTAAAATCAGAGGTAATATATTTTTTTTGTTGTAATGACAATCTTTCGCAAAGAACAGGATTAAAATGATGAGACAAAGAATCCTCTATTTGTTGTTTACTAAAATGATTATAATCCCTTGGATTAAAAGTCATGTTTTTTCCAAGATCAACAAAACATTGATACACAATCCCTGAAACAAATGGACTTCTATCTAATAATATAACGGAAATATTGTTGTAGTCATTTTTAATATCAGTAATTTGATTTTCAATATTATTTAAAGCTTTTAAATAACAATCTATTTTTTTTCCTTGATCCATATTTTCTAATATTTCAATATTTTCTTTATTGTCTTTTAAACAATGAAATTGTTTGCATTGTATTTTATTATCTTTAAACATTTTTTTTAATTTATTAGATAAAAAAGATTTTCCAGAGCCATTACACCCTTCTAACAAAACAATAAAATATTTCATAGTGCATTTACCACAACAATAATTTCATTAATTTTATTAATTATTGCTGTATTTTGGGAATTTAATTGAATAATTGTATCATTATAACTTTGTACAAATCTTAACAACCATTGAGAAAAATCATTATTTGTTTTCCCATTTTGATCTGTTATTTCTAATGGAGCAAATTCTATTGTTTGTAATAATGTTGCTGGATTAGGTAATAATTGAATTGTCATAATATTTGATTAAAATTTTTTCTCAGTATCTATGGTAATGTTATTTAAAATAATAGGCAAATATATTATCTTACCTAAAGTTAAATAAGTTGATTGATAAAATCTAATTTTAATTTGAGGATTAAAAGTGCATACTATTTTAGAAGATTTTTGCGCGTGAAAAGCACCACGATTAACACTTCTAAAAGTTTTGTCTGAAACCCACTGACCTTTAACATTTTTGTGCTCAATTTCATATCCAATTTTTTGATTGTCTTGCAATATTGGCACGCAATGCTTATCATAATACTGATAATATAAATTTTCTAATGGTGCAAATGCTATTTGCAAATTTTGTATTGCTGTTTTTTTGTTTTCTTTAGCAAAAAATTGAGTTGTTCTAATAAAACAATTTATTGGCCTACCATCAAAAGTGTTTATGTCTTCAGAAAATAAATAAAGCTTGTTTATATTCCAAGAAATAAAATAATATTTATTTTGAAAAATAAATATATCATCAGCTAAAAATCTACTTGGCTTTCCTTTAAATTCATCAACAAGATAAAAACTATCTTCTGATTCCAGATCTATCATCAATGAATAATAATGCTCTATATTTTGTTCATTAAAATTAATTATTAAAAATTCTTGGCCATGAAGTCCAAAAGATGCAAAAGTAATTTCTTCAAAATTTCTCACACCTGAAAAAGCATAACTTATATTATTTTTTTTAATAATACGTGGCTGCCTTCCTCCTTCTAATACATATATTTCCCAACTTCTATAATCATTTGATCCAAGAAAAATTATTGTAGTGTCATTGTTTATAATAGTTTTTCTAAAAGGTGTTCCAACTGATATCGATCTGTCAGAATATCTTTTAATTGGAAATAAACCAGAAAAAGAATACCATTGTTCTACACCCTTTGAACCAATAACGTACAATGTATTATTAATATTATAAACAGCAACAATAGGACAGGGTGTAGATTGGATTGAAATTGGATAAGTAACTGTTGTAGATGGTAAAGGTGGGTTTGTTTGCGCTGTAAAACTAAATGGACTGTCAGGATTTCCACTTAAATGTACATTATCAATAATGTACATTGTACCAGATTGCTGCCCAGGCAAAGCTCCATCATCTACACAAATAATATGAGTATCCAAATACGCCAAATAAGCTGGATTTATTAATGCCACAATTTTTCCATTTTGCACAGGAGTAAGATTTACAGCTGCATCAATTGAATTAATTAAATTATATGGAAATTGCTGAAAATATATTTGATTTACAATAGGTTTGTTATTTGAATCATATGGAATCCACAGCAAATACAAACCTCCTATACTTCCATCAGTTACATAAATAATTCCTTTTGCATCTTGAATAAAAGAATACCTATTTGAATTTGGGTTCCAAGGTACTGTTGGAGCATAAGCAGGATCTCTAGCATCAACAAAAAATAATTTTGTTGTTGTTAATGTAAAATCATTAGTTTGAGGATTTTTTTCCAAAATAGAAATGCCATTATTATCAGCAATAATAAGATTGACTTCATTTGCTGTTTTTAATTTTGCATTGTATTTATTTGGAGAAATACTTCCAGTTCCAGTTTCTTTATATCCTAAGATATTTTTTAACTGTCCCAACGAATTTGTATACATATTATAAACACCATAACCACTATCAGTATTAGGGTGCTCATATACATTTCCTTGTATAAGATTTAAAGTTTCCATATTACTAAAATAATTTAAAACCAGTATCGCCTTTTGCTTTGTTCATAGATCCAACTGCTTCTAAATATTCCTTTAACAGCCCATCTTTTGGAGTCATATCTAATGAAATCAAACTTTTGTAAGCTACAATAACTTCTAACCCTTGTATACTCGCAGTATCTAACCCATATAAAAAATCATCAGGTACAATATAATTATTAGGTAAATTAATTGGGTCATTTTCTTTTTGTTCGTCAAATATGCCGTATAAATTGATTTGCTGTATATTGCTTGAATCAACTATTCCTCTAAGTCGCAATTGCTGTACATTACGTACATAATCTACATAAAAAACAGGACGACTATAATATCCATTAAAAAACTCATTTTGATTAACTCTAAATGCTAGCCATATACTATTAGTACTAGAATAAATTTCTATTTTATGTATGTATAAAATATTATAACCAAAATTATAAGTATTAG